CGGCCCGACTCAGGGATGTTCTGTTGCTGCAACACCTCGTTCGCATCAACCAGGAAGTCGATGATGTTCACCTTGGTCAACGCCACCGGAGTACCGGCCACGCCGAGGTTGATGTTCGCAGAAATGCGCCCAGCAGTTGCACCACGGTTTGCGGCAGCGACCAGGGGACCGAGTACGCCCAGAACATCGCGGTCGATTGCGATCTTCATCTTCTCAGACGCGTCGGTAGACCACAGGTTCATCATGTCGATGTCGGTCTGTACTGCGATCACGTCGTCAACAATTGCCGACCAGCTCTTGCCCTTGTCGATCAACAGCTCGATAACAGAGCTAGTAGGGCGTTGATTGACCAAAGTTTGGCCAGACGAGTAATCGCTGATGACCAGATCAGGCACCGTGCGAATCTTGACCAGGTCGCCTTGTCCGGAAATTTCACCTTGATAGTTCGTGTTGCTGATTGCTGCCAAAACTGTTGCATCGTAAAATTTTTCGCCACCGGCAAACGCCGTCGGACTATCGCTTCATCTTCGGAGCCCTTGGTCTCAACTCTTTGACCCCCACAGGACGCCCTTGCGGACGCTTCGGAATGCCAAAATTCACTGTTGATACCAATCTTGCTGCCTCTGATGTCGGGTCACTTAGTCTCTGCTCCTGCGAATTTAGCTGTTTAACTATCTGCTTGATGGTGTCTCCGTCTCGGAAGTTACCCATCCTTGCACAGCCCAGTAAAAAGTATGCTACAGCTTTTTTTGCGACTAGGTGATCGGCACAAAACTCCATCACTTTTATCACTTTGCTGGGGTCTCCCAGCGCCAAGTTGTATGAGACGTTTCCGTCTTTCATGATGTTGACCGCACCACCAAAAGCCTTATGCAAAAGTCGCACCGCCTCAGTGTCAAATGGTTCGGTTACAAAACTCAACTTCGGATAGAAAGCTCCTTCATTGGTGTTTCCTGTAAACGACCCGTCTGCGTCAATATACCCAGCCATCCATTTCCTTGTTGGATAGTTCGGTAGCTCGGCGTCTGTCGCACACCATCTCCTTGCTGATTTAACTTCAGCCTTCACTTTGGCTATGCCGTCGTTATCGCGCATCACCGGCCACAATTTTCGTGACACCAGTAACCACTCCACGTATCTCCGCCGCATCACCATATACTTGGCTAAGCGCTCCATCACCTGCACTGCCGGGCCACAACGCAACGATATGGTTGCGTAGCTTCCAGTTACTCGAAGTGCTGCGCCAGTGCCGAACATTTCCTGTATGTCTTGTACGACATAAATTCGGTCTATACGCTGTGAAAGAACAAAGATTAAATCCGGGGTTGCGCCGACTCTGTACCTGACACCAAAGTGCCCATCAGCATCTACGAACCCCGCAAGGTACTTTTCACTATTCATTTCTTTTTCCTCTATGCTCGTCGCAATGACGAAGGTAAGAAGACTTTTCGCTTGGATCGGGTTAGGCTATTCACCATTCCCGTTTTCAAGACCCGATATTACGCTGACCGATTACTTAATCAGCTTGCTCGACCATATCTGGGGGATAAACGTACCGGAATAAGCGGGGCTAACCACGCTACCGGCTGCAATAGGATATGCCATTTTAATGCTCCTTGTTTAAGTTGAAAAGTTATGCTGCCAAGCGGCCTTCATGTTGTGCCGCGAACAAATCGCGCTCATAGTCATCGAACTGCGCCTGCGTGATTCGACCATTTCGTTTGTCGTCATAGAGTCGGGCAATGTCTGCTTTCGTCCAGATGTCTGCATTGGCTGGTGCTGGTGCTGGAGTAGCTGCGCTCCGGGACTTTCCAGGGGAGATCAACTTGGTCACATTATCGACTTTGGGGGCCGGTGTACCCGGCTTTGCGTTGAGTTCTCGGAATGCAGTGAAGAACTTCGCAGTGCGCACCAGATCAGACGAACTATACGCGGCGTTCAGGAGATCAAGACGCGTGCGTCCAGACATCCCTTCTTCCTCGCTCAGCCACGCCATAAAGGCGGGGTCGACATTCGTGATTCTCCAATCTGGCACTCTGCGCTCCAGCGCCTCGTCAAACGTCTCAGCTGCGGTCTTGGCCACTATCTCTCCGACACCGGTGATGGAGTTCTCCAGCCGTGTAATCTTGTCGTTGAGTGCGGTGATTTTCTGTTCAAACACTTCCCCGGCGATGCGGCGTGCCAGGTCAATGTGCTCAGCGCCAAACACTTCCTCGTCATCCTGTGTAACCATCCGAGTAGGTACGTCTGCGGGCTTTTCAGCCTTTTGACTCATTTGCGCCAACAGCGCGCGCATGTTCTCGTTCTCGGATTCTTTCTTGTCGATCATCCCCTGCAGTACCTTCCATCTCTGGTTTGCAGTTTCCACTTCCTTTCTCAGCAACTCCAACTGCGGGTCGCTCACGATTGGCGCGGTCGTATTCTGAACGCTGACATCGTGTTGAATAACAGCATCTTCTACCACAGCATCAGGGATAACATCCGCAGTCTCAGATGGCGGGTCTTGCTGCTCTTGCTGGGGAGGCGTTTCCACCTGTCCTTCTGCCTCAGCTTTTAACCTCGCCTGCTCTGCGATCAAACGGTCTGCTTCTTCACCTGCTCTTTTGTGGTTCTGTGCCATTTTGATTCTCCTTTTCGATGCCATTACTCATAACTTTTCAGCTTGGAGCCGATGTTACTTTCACGCTTTTCTACATATTTCAGGGGACTTCTTTACCAACTCAAGGATTTCCGCCAGTTCTTGCGCACGCCCCTGCAAAATACGCAACTGAACTTCATCCGTTTGAAACATCATTCTATCCTGCATGTCCTTCAATCTCTCGGTGAGCCAGTTCATCAGGGGCTTTTCGGCATAACCGATGCGCGCCAGTGCTTCGAGAATATTGTCGGGTACTTGTGCCATTAAACTACAATCGCATTGACAGTGACTGCACCGGCACTGGTAGTACCTGTAGCCGCTACCTGCGTCACGATCAGCTGTGCCCCTGCCGTCAGTACGCCGGAAACTGTCACCAGATCACCAGCGGTACCTGTGCTCTTGGATGCCAGAAATTTGTTTGTCGTACCTGTCTGGCCAATTACAAAACTGGGCGCTGCGCCATCGCCGGCGGCGAATGTGGTATCCACAACCAACTGGATCATCACAATGCTGTCCACCGCGCGCGCTTTGCTCAGCACAGTCGTTCCGGATAGTAACTTGGTAAGCGAGCCAGAGGTGCCTGAATTAGCTGGTTCGATGACCTTGCCATCTTTGTTCATGATCTGGTTTACTATCAACTGTTCACGTTTTGCCATTTTAGTTCTCCTTTGTGGTTAGCTTTTCTTTTGTTACTTCTTGCTGACTTTTTTGAACTTCTCTGCACCCATTTTCATAGACACCATTTTCTCGGACTTCTTGGCCCCTTTTTTCAGGGTTTTTACATCTGCGCCTTTATCAAGCCAAGGCGGTAACTTCTTTGTTGCAGCCATAATATTCTCCTTTCGGTTAAAAAACAATAGCGGTCACTTACTGCGGGGTCATACTATTTTTGCTGAAGCTGTCCGTGACAGCCGCTCCATTCGACAACTCCTGCCCGCTACCGAGAGATGTCTGTTGAGGCTGGTTTCCCGGCTGTGCGCTCGCCGGCGACTGCTGTGCTAGTGACCCGCGCGGCGGAACAACCCTGTTGATGTCAAGCTGCAAACCCTTCGCAGTCTCCCTGAGTATCTCTGCCCGGCCTTCCAGACCCACGATCTGAGAATCGAACGGATTGGCTGTGGCAACCAGGAACTCATTTCTGCGCAGCTGTAGAGTCTCAAGCTGCATCAGGGATACTGCGCCGCGCGCGACAACTTTCGCATCACCTTTGATCGATGGGTCGGGATTGAACAGCATGTTGTAATTGAACAGTGCTTCGAGCATCTGCGACATGAACATATCGATGTTTGACACTACACCCTTCAGCCCCTTGTTGGCCGCATCCATCTTCATGGACATGCCTGATGCAGTGCGCTCGCTGCCCGACCCAGAGGCCATCCAGCGGGGTATCAGGCTGAAGTCGTCAGCGAACTGATACGCCTTCTCAATAACCGCGAGTAGATCATTAGCTCTCGACTCAGGTTGAAAGAACTCAATCGACTTAGTGTTGGAATTGACCTGGCTCTCGTTGAACTGCCATATCTTCAGCGGGTGCATTTTTGTGATCTCTTCGCCGGGCGGCAGCCTGTCTACGTTTATGCCTATCTGCGGTCCAGCTGAGAAAGCCATGTTATTGACCATCGCACGCAGTCCGGCATTCGCAATACCCTGCATGTCTTCGAGAATGTCCACCAACCCGAACCCCCAGTACGCACCTGGGAGTTCTTCGTAGCTGCGCTTGTAGACGTTTCGCCGACCAAGCGGGTCGTAGTTGAGATGTGCCTTGATGACCCAGCGCCCGATCATCCACACACATGCCTCGTACTCTTCGTCCGGGTCCTTGATCTCGGCAGGGCTCATGCCCCACTCAACCAGTTGTCGGCCTTGTACCGGCCCAAGATACTCAATCGCGTCGATGGTGACGTTGGCTGAGCTTGATGTCTTTACCTGTTCTCCATTCGCAGTCGCCTGCACGCTCTGCGCATACTGGGTCGTCCAGTCGGTAAGCCCCCCACGCCCATGCTCTTCCAAAACCTCACGTATAGCCTTTTCGTCGAAGCCTTCGATTCCGATCATGGCGTACAGGTCTCCGCGTGTGAGCGACGGCGTGTAAATGAAGAATCCGTCCTGGGGGGAAGTGGCTCCTGGCGACGGATAGCACCTGAACGGCTCCATCCGGTCAAACTCTGAAACAACAGCGTCTTCAGCTACCGGCGCCCACGTTCCACCAGAGCCTCCCCATTTAAGCTGCTTTGCTTTTCGCAGGACCGGCCCACGAAAGTGCGCCGCAGGGTATGTAACCATGTCGCTGATGAATTCACCCATCGACTCTGTCCAACCGCCTTGAACCAGCTGGTCTTGCATTGTGCGTTCCATGTTGGCTGCCGCGACGCGCGCGACTTCAGTAACCCGCTCCTGCTCTGCCTGTGCCAACTGTGACGTGCGCTCTTGCATCACTGTTGCAGATGGGGGCATACCGGTTGCTGCGAACATGGCTGCAAATTCCTGAGCGATCTGCTGTCGCACATTCAACATCGAGTCTTCAGTCAAATCGGGTTTAGGTGTGGGCGCCAGCGTCCAGGGCTTCTCTGTCTGCCCGATGAATACATCCCGTATCCACGCTTCTGCGACTCGGCACTTATTCGATGTGATCCGCGCGTACTCCTCGGACCCGCCAAACTCTTGGATGGCGGCCAGCTGTGAGGCGCTGTACTTGCCTGCCCGGGCGAGCTGCGCAGACAAAAGTCTTGGGGTGATGTAATCCTTGGCAGACTTGGCTTCCTGCCAGCAGCGCTGAACATGCGAGGCAAGCCCTATAAGTACCGGCGCTGGTTCTTGTTGTGCAGCCAAGGCTTGAACATCACTACGCGCCTGCGCATCCAGCTGCGTATTCGACACAAATCTGCTTGTTCTCGCCCCAATCGCTCCGACCATGCTACTCTCCTTGGACTTTCGCCTAGTTTACCACAGCATTCTGCCGGATTGCGTCGATGTTCAAGGAATCAGCTTCTTCGACAAGTCGTCCAGTCCTTTTTTGAAAGTCTGCAAATAGGTCTGCCATTCCGTCTGAAAGTATCCTACCGGCTTCGTCTGTATCTGTTCCACCTTCGGTAGTTCCGGGCACGGGACAGGCTGGGAAACTGACATGCAGCCCGTCAAGCTCACGGTTAAGAGTGCGGATAGTACGAGTGTTTTTATCATGTTGTGCGTCTCCTTTTACAATCCGTTCGGCGTAGGCCAGCAGTGCCAGCCGGTTCTCTTCCTGTTGCTCGATTACCTGCTTTTGCGCCGACTCATGTTCCTGTGCGATAACATTTTGGAAGTATGTCGATGTAGCCCACCAGGAGGGGAAAGCGCCCCCGGCAAGTCCAATCAGCAAGATGATCCAGCCCGGGTTCATTCGTCGCCCATCATGAGCAGCCACAACACCAGTGGCACGAGGGCTATCAAAATCAAGCTAAAAAACTCGATCATCATTCATCCCCTTTAGCTGCAATGTAGGCATCGAAAACATACTTTTGCAAGATTGATATTGGTCCAGTTACAGCGGCGATTATGAGGGCTGCACCGGCATCCACCGATGGCAGGTTGCTCGCGTACTCCGCAGCCCAACCAAACGCCCTGTACGTCATCCAGAGAGTGGCAAACAAGACGATGCTGCGCCTGATTGCCAGCCGCCTTTCATAGTCGATGATGGTGTCCAATGTATTCATTGGCGAATCCCTGCAAACGTACCTTGTGAATTGATCGTAAATGATTTACGCCCGGTACCAACCTGAATATGCACCCACGAACCGAATTCGAGTATCACACGGTCGAACTCTATAGTTGACGCCATTATCGCCTCACATATTTGCATCGGCGTACCAAACTGCGGGCACCTGAAATCACATGCCAACCCTTGAACGTGCTTGGATGTCGCCTTACTCCCCAATAATTTATTTACAGCGCTGCAACGATACCCGGACGTGATGGTTATTGGAAAGTTCAACAGCGTCCTTATCTGTTCCATGAGCTCAGCGGTGCGTTTCAGTTCATCAACGATCTGTGGTGGAGGCGTGTTGTCGATATTATTCCGTGCAGCCAGCGCGGACGCGGTGAATTCGACGAGCGTAAAATGTTGGGTCAGCGCGGTCATTTATTTTTTTCCACCAGTTTGTATTTCTCGGCGCATTTATCACAGACGCCATCTTCGTTAAGCAAGTAAAATACATGGCATATATCGCATTCCAACTCGACCTTTATCGGCTTGACCTTGCGCCGCGCAGCCTCGGCTTCCGCAATCTGTTTCAAAAGATGCTGCGAGTCGCGCATCATCACTTCACACCCTTGGCTGCACCGATTCCGGCCAACACGAATGCGCCAACGATCATAAATCCGATAAATGTTTTCCAGATAACACTAGTCGCATTCTCGTATGCAGTCAGTATCCTGTCGAGCCTCTGGTGGTCATTGTAATGCTTCTCATCTTCAATATGGAATGCCTCACGCGCTTTCCGCGCCACGGCTGAGGCAATCTTGTCAACATCCTCTTCTGTGAGTTGCGGAAGATGCCTGCGCTCGTCTCCGATGTATTCCATAATTACTCCTTACAGGCAAGTTAAAATTCCCGTTGCCGGGTCTATCGCGCAAACCTGGCCGGGTTGCGGTTGTACAACAACTGGTGCGGGTTGGGTAACGATCACGGGCGGCGTGGCGTTAACCACCGTTGGTGTGCTGGTGGCATCGGTCAGTGTCGCACCGGCGATTTTGCCACTGTTGCTGCTGTTGGCGCCCGAGTTGTCTCCGATAGTACTGGTTGTAGTAGTTGTCGCACCGGGGGCTTGGATATACTGGTATCCGGTCGCACCCGCCCTCCCTACGCTATCTGCAATGCGCCCCGCCGCAATTCCCCCGGCGTGGATGCCCAACACAGTCCCGGTAACGCCAAGTGCTGTTTGTGCCACACCAGCCCACTCAGAAGGACGCGCTTGCTGGATGATAGGTGCTGAGGTAGGAGTGAACACTTCGAGCGATTGTAGCCCTGTTATGGCCTGCCCTGGCTGTGCTGTGATGCGCACTAAAGGCTTCTGGTCGGCTGCGGCTTGCCGGTTAGCTTCGGATTGTGCCGTCAGATACGCGGCGTATTCCTTGTCGCTTGCGCAACCGAAAAGCGAGAGTGCTACGAGTGCTGCGATGATGTTTTTCATGGTTGATACTCCTTTGGCAGTCATTCCTTTATGATTTACCACACTGCACCTCATATTAAGATTCGGGCGCGTAAATTGCTGCGAATCTAAGTTTAATTGCTTCTGACAGCGAGCCTGCTGTGTTATTTCTCACGTAAATAGTGCATGTTCCCCCAAATATTTCTCCGGCGGTGATCGTGTAAGCTCCAAGCGTCCCTGTAGCTATATGGGTGCAGACCAGTATAGAACTCCCAAATAACACGCTATTGTTGAGCACAAAAGACACAATTGTTCCTGCGGCTAACGCTCCCCCATTCATTGTAATAGTTCCGCAAGGTTTATTAAGAGTTACGGCAGTCGCTTTACTGGTAGCTTGTGTAACGTCTCCACCAACTCCAACAGAATAACCAAGTAATTGACCGCCGAGTAAATATCCCGTTACTTTTGTATGACCTGTAACCTGTAACTTATTCGTACCGTCGTCAACATTCGATCCTATCATCAACGCGCCATTGAGATAGTTTAAGGCCGTTCCCCCCATATACAAGTTCCACCTCTTCTGAGGAACTACTGAGCCTGTCTCTGCCGGATCAGAAGTTACATTTGCTGTAGTCCTCGCGTAGGTAAATGTGGTAGAAGAGGGTGTCGAAGCAACGAGAATTCCGCTGCCTTGTAACTGGGTGTTTATCGTCGGTGTAACAGTAACTCTGGAAGTGCCTGCTGTCAGTCCATGTGCTGCTACAGTTGTTACTGTGACTACGTTGGAAGTGACCGCTATTTCCGTAATAGTAGACGTAGTTCCGTGATTATTTTCCGGGGTGGCGGTGTTATTTCCATAAAAGATGTAATTGTTTGTAGCCTCGTTGTTGGCGGCAGCGAAGAAATTATATCTGCTCGTTACGATAGCTCCTATCCCTAAGGAGCCCGCGCGCACATTGTAATCAATCCAAGAAGTAAGCGTGAACTCAGCCGCAGGGATATAGTTGTAGTTGTCATACCCATAAAGGGCGGCAGCTTCACTGCTAGCTGTTACATTATTTACGTTGCCTATTTGCGTGGCCGATCCAGAGAGAACAGCAACGTTGAACAGCCCGTATTGCGAGGCTGTTCCTCCTGATATTCCTAGATGGCTGCAAGAGAAATTCTGAGCGGTGCTTCCGGCTAATAATGCTTTCTCAGTATCAATCTCGTTGATAGCAGCTTGAACTGTTGTAGCTACTATGTTTCCGGCGGGTGTATTGGATATGTCAGACGCAGAAACGTAGTCTCCGGCAGGTAATTCTTTTACCTGCCCAGCTGCAATTACCAGAGGTTTCTTGTTTGCCATTTTATGCCAGCACTATCGGCTGGTTTGAGTTAAAGTTTAAGAGCGTCGCGGATACCGCCACCCCGACCCGCTGTACTATGTTCCCCGATCCGCTCGGCGCCGTCAGCCCCGCTGTGCCTGCCGCTGTCTGCAAAAACTGGATGCCTGGTGTCAGCCCGGTTACGCCAGTATTGCTACCATCGAAGTACACCGTCGCTGTGGTCGGGTGCGTGAAGGCCGCGAGCACAAATCCGTGCGCGGGCTTATTTGTTGTGGCGTCAGCCTTGCGTACCGCCGCACCGGTATTGTTCCAGATATTTACCAGATCGCCCGCAGCAAGCGTTTCGCTGGTAGCGACCGCTGCGGTGTCAGCGCCAATGCCTACCGGCATGAATGAGGTATCGAGTTTCCCTGAGCCGTCAAGAGACGGTAGTTTCCCCACATCCCCCGCCCCGGCAGACGAGGCTGTTGAATTTACGATCGAAGCAGCGAGAACGCCGTTAGCATCAAGAGCAGGTATCTTTCCTTCGTCACCGGCACCGGCAGAGCTGTTGACTGAAGCCTCTTCGGCGAGTGTTCCAGCATTGTTTTTGATGTATTTACGGACGGCCATGACGCTCTCCTATTAGATAAAAATCGGCTCTCTGAAAGACAAAAATAATTTCGTCGCCGCCGTCGGAAACCCTACGATTCTTTGGAATAACGCTGGGGCAACAGGCGTAGTTTGTGTCAACAGCCCGTTGGTGTCAAGGTACACAGGCTGGTTCAAAGTCCAGCTCCACGACGGCTCAATTACTTCGCCAAAACTCTGCACGTTTACCGGGTCGTTCAGTACCGCTGCCCCGAGCGTCATGCCCAGCATCACCAGCGCGTGCGCCGCAGTCTGATTGCCCGCGTACTGGGCTTTTTCACTGCTGTCCAGGTGCACGATCCTGTGCCCTCCAAGAGCAGCTCCGGCGGTGACGGTCAGCGCCACTCCACCAGCAGGTCCGATATTTCCTTGTGGCCCTTGTGGCCCCTGCTCCCCCACGATGACTACCTGTACGCTCGTGTCTTCGACTACTACCTGCTGGTCATCGTGAATCGTCACGACGTTGATTACGTCGTCTTCGACGGTCACATGGCTGGAATTATCCTGGATGATGACTTGAATATCGGTTGCCACAGTTACTCCCTTACAATCATTTCGCCTTCATCTACACTTATAACTTCGATGTCCGTATTCTCAACTACTACTTCCAGCTCGGGCGTGTCGGTAGCCATCGTATATTCGATCTGAAACAGTGGCCAGAATGCGAGGAGCATTATTCATCCATTACGATAAGATCGAATGATGCTTTTAAGATGTTCCCATCCGTTATAACTGTCGGCTTGTCACTCATCTTCACAATAGCTCCGGCGGGGATTTTCTTATAATGACAGTCATCCATGAATATACCCCCATCACGCATATTAATACCGCGCAACATCCTGAATGTGTTGGATACTCCATCTGTCTTATCGTTGAACAATGTCCCGTTCACCACCACATCATGAAACGCCTCCCCGCCGCCGGACAATTTGACGATCGACACATGATAATCGACCAAATGTGCGTGTCTGCCAGCCGGTACTTTGTATCTGCCACTCTGCGATCGATTGTGCATCGCACGGATCATCTCAACCGTTGTTGATTCTGTCGCTACCCCGTTTACACTTGAAATCGTTACGTTTCCGACCGTATACCGTTCCGGTGTTGTCGAGTGCCACGACTCCATCATCTGGATAAAGGAAAAACCGTTGCCGAGGGCGACGGGCGTTGTACCATTTATGGTCGCATCCATCGACTGCTCTACCCCGGCAGAATCGAGGTATGTAATCCTGACCCTATCAACACCGGTTCCACCGGTAGCATCCTGCACGGACGTACTTACGAGATATTGTGCCACCCCGACCACAGGGGTGTTCATATTCGCCTGGCCTCCGGCCAAATAGGGGCAAATATCCCCATACACCGTCGCGCTACTCCACTGCCTACGGTATCCGTGCACTGTTACAAGTTCGGCGGCTTTCCCGTTCGCCGCAGCCGGATTCGACGCCACCGCATATTCAGGATTCCCGACCGATCCGATCAGGTTCTCCCCTTGTGGGAGTGGGAAGTTCAGAAACACTCCGCCAGTGACGTGTGTCACGACCGCCTTAATAGTTACCGTTCCACTGCCAAGTGTAGACACCCTGATACGCACGTTCGCTAACCCGGCAACAACTGCGCGAAGAATTGTCCCTGTTGGCCGGTCTTCATGCTCCAAAATCGCAACGCCTGTCCCCGCATAAAAGCTGTAGATCGGTGTCCATACCGTGCCGTTCGACCCCTCAACTGTCACACCCCCAGTCCATCCGGCGTGCTCCAACTGGAACGCGGCATTTGCCCTCCCGTCGAGCGCAATGGTCACTGCGTCGTTCAGATTCGTCAGCGTGCCGGTGGCCGTCACATCCGGGTCTGATATGACCCGCTGCCGGTAGTAATCTATCCCGCCTCGGTTAACCAAATCACAGTCAACTTCCTTACCGGCGACCGTTATCAGCGGGACTTTTACGGATGCGTCGGTCATGTCGTCGTCACCTCATCAACCACCGTTATCGCTCCGGACATCAATAGATCAACCACTCCGGAACTGGATATCATCTCCAGGTCATACACGCCTTTTTTGAACGGCATGACTGCTGTGTCCTCAGCGTGGATCGCGAGTGTGATGGTCTTATTGACGTTATCCAGCGCGATGCGTGGTTGGGCATGAGTATATGGGAGCACAGCAGCATCTGTCGTCGTGTCTAACCGGAACAGTTCCGTACCTCCGGTTTTATCCTTGATGCTCATCCGCGCTGTAAACCCGTTCATATCCACCGGTGAGAGCAATTGGATGTACCCGCCTGACGTGTATACAGAGAACCCGGCAGAATTGATGTCGTTTATCGTGATCGTGTTTGCATCCGACGCAGTGGCCTTGTGTGTCACGTCATTAAACGACCGGGGGTCGCTCGGAACTGTCGCGTTTATCTGGGTCATCCCCTTCACCGATACTACTGCGACCTGCCACCCGTCGGGAATGCCGTGCCCTGCGCTCGTGATGGCCACTGGCGCCGCTTGAGTGATGGCCGTTATCGGCTTGTAGAGGTAGGGGGCAGCAGCCCAGCGGATGACGCGGGAAAAGGTCTTGCCTTTGACTAGGAGCAGGTTAGTGGCCATGATTCAGCCTTTTACTCGAAAATGAATAAAACAGTCCCTGTCCCGGCAACCGTGGCATACAGCCCGGCTGTGCATTTGATTGGGGAGGTAAACATCTGGACTGCCCCGGCAGCTGTGCTGGCCGGGATTACTCCAACAACGTCGCCTGCAGCAGTGAGTCCGTCTTGTAACGTAATCGCAGCTGCCGAGAGCGCTGTAGTAACGACCCATCCATGCAGATAACAAGGCTGGTTTGACACCTGCCCTGTTGCAGTAATTGCTAGTTTTCTTTCGGCCATGACGTGCTCCTCGTGTGGATTCAGTGAAGAATATCAGCCTTTTCAGGCCGTGTCTACCGTCCGAGGTGCTTGCGCATCTGCTCTCGCGTGAACGGCGTCCCGTCAGGGTTCGTGTATGGTTTTTTCTTCGGCGCCGGCAAATTCTTCAGTCTCGCGCCTTCGGCTGTTTCGGCGGCTTCGCGTTTCTTTCTGACTTCCGCCGCTACCGCCGCTCCCGCCGCATCCGATACTACCGAGGGTTTTGTAAACGCTTCGAGCACCTTCGTCGCACCTTCTTTGGCTTTCTGCGCCATCCATTCGTTCGACCCTGTTTCCAGAACTTCGCTGACCGCCCCGCCATCAGAGTAGTGCTTCGTCGGGTGGGAACTTTTGATAACTTTAGCCATGTTTCTCTCTCCTTCGCAAAACTAGCAATACAGACAAAATGCCGACCAGCGGTATTCCCGATACTGCATACCCGATCATACTCGCTTTAATCCAGAAATTTATCAGGTCCACCCTTGGCTTGAAGTAGTCTTTATTTCTCTTCGTGCTGCTGTTCTGACGCCGCTCGCCCCCACCACGTAGCTGGTAAGATAACAAAATGCGTCGCCAAGGTCGCTTGCAGGATGATCTTTGAGAGGCTTGTCTTCGGTATCCCCGTCCTTGCGCATGGCAAATTTGTAGTTGTATCTCAGCGCGCTCAACAGCCCGGTACACCCCTTGTCTACCAGCACACCGGCTTTCCCGCCAACCTGGCGTCCAAACAGCGTTTCCGCCGACCCGATTCTCAGGTCGAGTTTGTTCGACGCTGCCGCGCGCACTTTCAACCCGAATTTCTGTATCACGTCAAACACGGTCTCTTCTGACGCCTGGCTGCGCTGCAACGAGGCTGGATCAACGACGATCAATGCAGGTACACCGCCAAACTTGCTGCGTATCATCGGTATCAGCCGGTTGACCAGGAATCTCTCCATACCGATGCTATCATTTTTTTCAGTGTAGCACTCTCCGATCACGTTCAGCCGTCCTGACGACGTCATCTGCCCTATCACAGCCGCTGGGGTAAGCCCCGCATCAAGCCCGATCAGCAGCGGGTAGTCAGGAGAATGTAGCGTCAGCAGCGGCACTCCCGAAATATGAAACTCAGGTACGAATGTGCTGCGGAATACCGGCATACCTTCCTTGCTCGTGCCGTATTCGCAATTTATCATTGTCCGGATATACTCGTCCGAGAGCCCCTCGGTGTTGTAGTAACCCGACGGCAGAAACTCCAGATTCTCCACCTCCGCACTCTGTCCACCAGGCTGCTTGAAAAGTTCCCAGTCGCCAATGTCGCCGTCCATTACCTGCTGGTGCCACGTATCCATCGAGGGCATGTTCGTATCGGCGATTATGCACGGGTATGTGGCTCCCGGGCCTTGTTTCTTGCTCGGGTATCGGCCCACGCGCTTGGTGCCTATCAGCCCTTCGACAATATCCGGGTTGATTTCACGAAACTCATTGAAGAACGCTGTCGTAGTCTCGAGACTGAGCAGTTTGCGAATATCGTTCGCATCTTCCAGAGACATGAACAAGACTTCAGCTTCAACGTCCTCGAACCGCATCATGTATGTTCTGTCGCTTGACAGCCAGCGCCCGTACACTCCATCAGGTATCCAGTCCAGGAACGACTTGATAGTCGTCGTCCGCAACATCGGAACAGTGTTTCTCACCACGAGGTGCCGCGTTCTGCGGATGCCGTCATTATCCGGCTCCTGCTGCATTGCGTTCATCAGTATGGCCATAATGCACGCCGAGGTTTTCCCACCCCCCACAGGTCCTGCAAGTATCTTGAATTTATCCCGTGCCGCAATGAAGTCGGCACAAGTCGGGGAAGCCTTGTATTTTAGAGCGTATTCCAGAGCCATCAGATGTGCTGCTCCATGTAGAGTGCGTGTGCATGGTTTGCCATGTGAGCCGGAGGCGCACCAAGGTTTTCGAGCCAATCAGCTTCAAAAGCCTCGACTACTTTTTCTTCCAGGGCTTCTTCGGAGCTCACTCCGATGCTTATATGGCGACCATTGCCGAGATCAATGCTTATTGACACTCTGGCACCAGAAGATGCCACGTCTTTTGGGGGAACGTCTATTCCAGCCGCTTTCGCCGTGAATTTTATGGTTTCCAGCAGTGCGGAGAAGCTGGCATCTTTGTCTTTCGCACGCAAATACAGGTCTCCGAGCAATTCTTCGCTCATCCACGCTGCGCGCGCGCGGAAAATCCACCCGTCAGCCTTTAATTCGGCCTTTTTAGCCTCCACAGACTTCATCAAAGGCTCAAAATCACGCATTGCGGCCCATTGTTCGACCGAATAGCCGTAATCGGCGGCAACCTCCACCCACTCGCGCATCCCGGAGGCGAGTTCCAGCACCATTCTTGGCGGTATTTCGAGTATTGGCAGTTGGTCCATGAGGCCTTTTTAACATCGTCGAGACGATGTGTCAAGAGGGGGAGTGAAGTGGGTTTACACAGGGTTATTTTTTCTGGAAAATTTGTGGCTGCAAGCTAATAGGGTAGCCTCTTCGCTTCCCAAAGGTGTCCATGCCCCCCCTCGCCGGTTCAAGGGGCACATTGTGACAAGTCACAAGAGGAAGCGGAGGAAGCGGAGGAAGCGGAGGAAGCGGAGGAAGCGGAGGAAGCGGAGGAAGCGGAGGAAGCGGAGGAAGCGGAGAGGAAGCGGAGAGGAAGCGGAGGAAGCGGAGGAAGCGGAGAGGAAGCGGAGAGGAAGCGGAGAGGAAGCGGAGGAAGCGGAGGAAGCGGACAGAAAAAACCGCCCGAAGGCGGTCTAATGAAACATGAGGCAGTTAGCCAATAATGGACTCGATCTCAGTAATCACAGCCTCAATTTTATCACGATGCAGCGGCGACAGCTTAGCCACAAGTGTATGCAGTTTAGCCAGTGCGTCCTGGAAAGCCAAAAGTTTGGTGACCTCATTGCCAGCAGCCTGACGGCTCCCATCTTTTTCTTTGACACTGTTGTGCCGCGCGCCGCGAAGGGTAACCACGACAGCCTTGACCGCGCCTGCCTTGTCTGCGGTATACCCGCAAGCTCGGCGTATACGCACTGCGGCAGTACGGCAGTTTTCCTGCGCTTTTTTGTCTGCGCCCGTGTATTGGATGGAGGCGCGGAAGTCCTTGTATCGTGCCTCAATCGACGGCGCGTCAGCAATAGACATGCCCTCCACCCAACCCGTGATTGAGCGCATGTCTGCGGCCAGGTTACCACTCGCGGTGCCTATTGCTGACGCGTGCATAATCGCGGCAGCATACATTTTTTGCATTGCCGCACTGATTTTAGTAGCTTTCATTTTTTAGCCTCTTTAGATAGTTTGCCGCCAGGAACACCCTGCCGACAATTCACATTATACGCTTATACGCGCGTATGTCAAGTAGTTTATCATTGTGACGTGTCACAAACACTTTACACTGTAACCCTATTATACAAGGATGTGCAGCCCCTTGAATCCAAAGGGAAAATGGTTTCTAAAAAGACAACTTTGAGAAACAGGCAAAAATAACCGTCAACAAAATCAACCACTTAAAAAAATGGAAAACCAGAAAAACGGGTTGGATTGTAGATGGTGTAAAGTGGCGAAGTTGCGTAACCCATTGATTATATGGAACAATCCACCGTCTAACCACTCCTATTATTATTATTTATTTATTAAGACAAATATATATGATACCTCGTGTAGAAATTTATTTTGTATAGTAAGTATACACTCTAAATTACACTCCCCAATATGCAAATAATTCTTGACCTTATTTATTTCTTGTCTTGTTGTCTTATTAGCACTTTACACAGTTCATTCGCATTTCAAATCAACAACTTACCCAGCCTTTTCGGTTTACACTGTAACGTGCTCAATAACCGATCTTGTCTCGTTAAATGCCTCTTTTTGCCTAAAAAACGTGCAAACGTAAAGTGCGCAGCTAGAAAAACACGTTGTGACGAGTCACAAACTCCTCGTTTGCATCACCACTAGTCTGTTAAAATCTGCTTCTTTGGGGCGTCCAACTATACAAAAATAGGTGTGAAAATGCAAAGTGGCTGCTATGTTCTCTGTGTTGTGTGCGTCGCCAGAGTTCTTTGGCTTTACTCCAAGCCTGAACAGGCAGGCCTGTAGAAGAGTAAACCTGCTTGACACAGAGACGTTTATCGCGTATAATGCTTATAACTGGGAGAAGTTTCTTCTCCTCACCGTTCTTTACCTGTCCTTGGAAGCATCCTGGCTTCCTTCGATACAATATGACCGTATAAGCGTCGCGTGTTGTGACAATGTCACATGTAGTGGTGACTCGCTTTTGGCGAGTCGGTGAAGTGGCTTATATATGAAGCGTCGTTGTGGAATACTGTAGACCGTACCATCAGTCGGGAGACTAGGCTAATCGGGTGCGCGATTCCACGCGATGCGGCAAGACTATTCAAATATCTACTTGCTTAATATATCCCTGCCTCCTTCATCCTGCGTGTGACATTGTCACAACCGAGGCGATCAACCTGTGGAGCGTACATATACGCGACTTGGGCGAGCAAGCTGTGCAGGCATTCATGCCAGGAACGGATAGAGCAGAACGAAAGGGAATAGGCGAGCGTCAACTCCTGAGTACCTTCCGCTTACGTGCAGTCTTGCCGCACCACGGGTGGTTGGATGGCGAACGAAAATCGCCGGGTGCTACGCACCCTGACACAAACAAAACTCCAACCAAATAAAACCGAAATAAAATGAATGTGAGCGGATGCCTAACAACGGCGTCTAGCCTGCGAAAGCAGGCGTGCTCCACAAGAGCTTGATGTGACATTGTCACGGAACGAACTCTTGTGGGGCACAGCCCAAAACGAAAGAAGCCACCAAAGAAACTATTTAAGGAGAACTAAAATGAAATCGGGAATACATGGTAACACCGTGAAGGCGAGGATCAGGCGGATCAATCGTGACATTGTCACGGAGGCGATGACAGTGGAGACCTATCAAAAAGAGCTGTGCTCTTTGCTGGCACAGATACCGGACATGTTCGTCAGGATACACTATGAAAACATGGCGTTGCTGCCACTTGAGACGAGGCACTAGATGAAACAAAAGAACCTGAACCTCGCGCAGAGACGCACCTCTCCTGGAGGTGGCGACCACGCGCAGAGACGACTCACTCAGAGGGCGAGCATCAAATGGATAAGGGCGTACTTAGAATGCTTGTTTGAAGCCCGGCAGGTGTTTGTGTTTGAAGTGCTGTGACATTGTCACATAAACTAAGGAGATTTGAAATGAAAGACTATCGCGTAATTAATAGGTTCACCGGCCACGCTCTCGGACTTGTCCGAGCAAAATCGAAGTATCTCGCGGAGATACTGGCTCGCGCAGCTTTTGGATGCTACGCAGGAGTAGAATCATGTGGGGAGTAGGTAGAAGGCTCAAAAGCATTGTCTCTTACGAGGAAGCCGAGAGTATTTATGGCGCAACAACACCTCTTAAAGGCCGACCTAACTTTCGACCGCTGGACAGGAGGTCGTCAAGAGCATCAACGGACATAAGGAAAGTCGGAGATGACTACATCGTCAGGATGTACAGCACGGACATAGTCCGCTATCTGGCGGACGGAAGTATATTCCTCGACCGAGGAGTGTGGCCGACACTCGCAACGGCAGCGGCGCTCAGCGCATCGAGTCCGTTCGCTTGCTGGACACACTATGGCGAGGTGATCGTTCGTTCGGCTTCGTTGAAGCGGTTCGTTCTTCATTCAAAAGGACTCCTGTTCGTCAACGGTGAACCTGTTGATCCGCCAGTAGCTGTGCAGCACAAGACGCGGGTGAATCGAGACAAGGCAAAGAAGGTGAGAACCTTTTTCAAAGACGTGCCACGATTCATCAAGACCTTTTCCGCGATGTGCGCGGGGCAGCCTCTGCCAAAAGGAGTGCGGGCAATGTGTATTGACAGCGCGTGGGGCTTGGACGGCGTTCTTGACGAGATGGACGCCGCTGCGCTGGCTTGGGGCTACGTGAAAGCAGTCACTGTACATGTCACAAACAATCCTGTTGCCTCGACCGCCGACTTTTGGAAGGCGGCATACTCCGCCTTCGACGTAATCGAGGCATACGATGTCGAGCTGCCGTTCGGAGAGGTTGCTAAGTAAACCTTGTGACATTGTCACAGAAAAGAAAGAAGTAAAAGAACCTAAACCAACCAAAGGAGAAATGAAATGAATTGGAAATATGTGTATGTAATTCATGTGAACACTGAGGTCTTCCCGCCGTCAAGTTGCTTCAAGGTGCATGAGGCGATATTCAGAGACGCGGGGGATGACAGCCTTATAAAATACTTCGAGGCTTACGGACCACAGGAAAAAAGCACAAACATCCAGCATATGAGCGATCTGGTTGATTGTCCGCTACCTATTGCCGTCGAATATCAGGATGGCTGCACTGT